TAACCGTCTGGTTCCAGGTTCGAGTCCTGGTGGGCCCACCATCCCGCTTTTTCAGCCTTGATTTCATTCAGTTTTTTCCACGGTGGGGCACTTCTCTGCTGATCGGTGGGGCAGTGTTGTTCTCGATCAGTTTCATCGCCGCGTCGGAATTGATCACTGCATCTGCGTCGCGGGTGTAGAGCGCCGCCTGGCTCAGGGTCTCATGGCCGAGGGTGTCCTTGATCTGGTGCGTCGTGGCGCCGAGCTCGGCCAGCCTGGCCGCCAGGGCCTTGCGCAACCCGTGTGCGCTGCAGTGCGGCAGGTCTGCCGCATCGCACCACTCCCGGAACACATTCCCGAAACCCGCCGGCGTGTAGGGCAGGCCGTGGTGCGTTTCGATGAACGTGAGCCCGCTCGACGGCGTGGCGTCGATGATCTCCTGCAACGGCCGGATGATCCTGGTGGACATGCGCTTGCCGGTCTTCTTCTGGACGTAGTGGAGACGGCCATCGCGGACCATCTGCCGGCCGAAGGTCACGACGTCCGAGCGGCGCTGCGACGTGTAGAACAGCAGCGCCATGGCCAGCCGCGGCTTTGTGCCGATCGGGTGCCGGGCTTCGAACTGGCGCACCTCCTCGATCGTCCAGGTATGGAACCCGCCGTTTTTCTTGCGGAGATAGGGCACGCTCTGCGCCGGATTGTCCTTCATAAGCTCGTAGTCAACGGCGTGGCTGAACAGGTGGCGGAGCGCCTTGACCAGGTTTGTGGCGGCGCCCGGCGTGTCGGCCTTCTCGTCCCGCCAGCGCAGGACGTGGCGGCGCTCGATGAGACGGAATGGCTTTGCGTCCTGCCCGGAGGCCCATGCCTCGAGGATGTTCATGCGGACGCGCTGGGAGCGGGCGTCGAGCGCCCTGAAGCCCCCCGATCGGTAGAAGCCCTCGAGCAGAGCCCGAAGGCTTGCCGGATCAGCCTTGGACGCTGGGGAGGCTTTTCCAGCCTTGAGCGCGGCGTCGTAGGCCGCCATGAACTCTGCGCTGCCGATCTCGCCAGGCAGCCGGATCTTGTGGCCGTCGCGGCGGAAGTAGTGGCGCCGGTTCCCGTGCCGGTCAGTGTCCGACATGACATACTTGAGGCGGAGCAGGGCCATGGGTGTCCTCACGCCGGGGCCTCGTCCCAAGGGTTCCCGGCAAGCTGGGGTTTCTCGCCCACATGAGGCAGGTCGTCGAAAGCGGCGTCAAGGGACATTCGATCCCAGACCCTGCAGCCATCGATTTCGCGCGGGGGTGGCATCCGGCCATCCTTCACAAGCTGTTCGAATTTCGAGGCCGATATGCCGACATACCGGGCCGCTTCCTCACGGCGGAGGCCGCGCGGCGCCCATGGCGTCGGCACCAGCTTCACGGCGTCACCCTCTCAAAGCTGATCGCCACGACCCAAGGGTTCAGATCCCATGCGCCGGGGCCGTGGATTTCAGCCCATAGCGCGGCAAACTTGCCTCTGTAGGCAAGTGTCTGGTCGCCGAAAAAATCACAGCCTTCGGCCTCCGCGTCGCACTCGCTGATGTCCTTCAGCCGCTGCACCCGCACTGGCGTCACCTCCAGCGTGATCCGGCTGGCCCAGCGCGGCATGTGGATGGGGGAGCGGAGTTTCCCGCGACAGCCATCGTTCGGCTTTTGGGAATAGTCAGCCTCATAACTAACAAGAGCGATGCTCGGAACGTCACGAGGCGCAAGCCCATCGTGACGGGCCATCGTACGCCAAGCCTCCCGCACCCACAGGCAGTCGCCCACGGCGTGGGGGATCACGCGCAGCCCCTTGTTCGGACCATCGGGAAGGCTGACAATGCGATCCTCCGTTGCCCAGCCGTGCTTGAGCACCCGCCGCGTCTGCGTCTTCCGCCCGTCGAGGATGGCGCGCACCATCGGTGCGGAGAAGATGATGGGGCGATCGGTCACAGCAGCGCCCCCTGCCCACGGGCGCGCTCCGCGAGCGCCTTGTCGACCTGGCGCTCGAGACGTCGTGATGCCTCAAGAGCCTCGATGTGATCGCCAGGTTCGCGCCTTACGGCGAAGAAATGGCGCTGCGCGGCGCGCATCTGGCGGACGAGCTCGAGGATCTCAGCGTCGGTCATGTCATTGCCTCCTTCCGCGCGTTGATAAGTTCTGCCATGGCCGCATCGCTGCCGCCGGCGTCGGGGTGTCGGGTCTTCGCCAGTTCCTTGAACCGCGCCTCGATGTCGGCGCGACTATTTCGCTTGGGGTCGAGGTCCATCACTTCCCACCACGGCCGCTTCGGCTTGGCACCAGGGGGAGGGGGCAGGGCCGTGAAGCCTTTGAACGTGGCGCGCACCAGATGCAGCGTACCGTGGCGGAGCTCCGTGCGCCGGGCCTCGAGGACGTGGTGGATGGCTTGCAGATTCTCCTCGGCCGTCAGGTAGCGGTCGACGGGAATGCAGATCGACATCCCGTCCCAACTGAACCAGGCGGCGACGCCGGGATCTGGCGGGCGGTCGTTGCCCAGTGTGACGTTGCTGGACAGGACGATGTTCGACACCGCCTTGCCGGAATCGCGCCCGAAGGCTTCGATCGAGTGGCGTACGTTCTTGAGCGCGGCGGCCAATGTCGTTTTGAAACGGCTCTTCTCTCGGCACTTGCTGCGAGGAATGTGTTCCGGCCATTGCAGTGGATATGCCTGCGCAGTCATGCTCGCCTCTGCGCCAGCTGCTCTTCGCCGACGGCCGCGGCGGCCGCAGCATCCGCCCACACATTGGAGCCCGGCCCTTTGTAGGACGGCGTGCGCAGCGGCTTCGGCAGCCAGCCCTTGGGTGTCAGCTCGCGCACCGCCATTTCCACCAGGTCCTTCTTCTTCTTCGACGGGGTCACGCCGGAAACCGCTGCCTCGCCCAAAGCGGCGGCCAGGCTCTCGCGCGGCATGCGCTTGAAGAACTCGGCGTCGGGCTGCCAGAACGCGGCAACATCGGGATCGAAGGCGTCGATGATCGGCCGCAGCGCATCAAGCATCGCGGCGTCGTACTTGAGCAACGGCGCGATGCTGAGGGCGATGGCCTGGTCGAGGTGCTCGCTCCCGGCAAGCGCGCCGAACACCTCGACGATCGCGCAGGCGTGCGGATCGTGCTGCAGATTGTCCATCATCTGGGCGTGCGCCGCGGCGACCTCTTTGCCAATTTCGGCAAACCGGCGCTGCGGAGCGTCCACAATGAATCCCTCTGGCTTTGCGAACTCGCTGACGTTCATCAGCAAGGCCGCGGCCAGGCGCAGCGCCTTGGCTGGCGCCGCCATGATCGCCCATTGCATGGCATGGGTCATCGCCGTGGCCATCTCCGCCTGCAGCGCGCCGGTGAAATCCGCCTCGGCCTCCGTCTCGACGCTGCGCACCGGCGACGGGTCCTTGCCGCTGTCGCGCGCCGTCTGCTTCGAGGCCCTCGCCTCCTTCCTTGCCGCGGCAGGTTTCATCATGCCGTACGTGACGGTGATCTCGCTGTACTCCCGGCGCACCACCACACCGGATTTCTTCTTCTGGGCGTCGGTGAAGAAGTTGCCGGCGAGTTGCTCGAGCTCGGCCTTGGTGGCGTCCAGCTTGTCCTGCAGCTGCTCCTCGGCATCGCGGTCCTCGGTCTTCCGCCATTCGGCGTCGAGCCGCTTGATTTCGGCCTTGAGCGCGTCCGCCCTGGCCCTCTGTTCCTTCGACAGGCTGCGCTTGCCCTCGGGTTTGATCCATGGCCAGCCATTGGTCTTGTGGGTGCGCACCTTGTCCATCTCGAAGACGACGAAGCCCCAACCCTCGTCGAGCCAAGCCTTCTCGTCGGCCTTCAGCTTCTGCTGGAACAGCTTTGTCAGGAGCTTGCCATCGGCCAGCCAGGCGTTGTTGGAGAACAGGTCCTCGTCCACGGCGCCGCCGGCGGCCCTGTAGGCCTCGATCCCGACATAGGCAGCCTCGGGCGAGTCTGCCGCGATGCGCGCCTTCGAGAACTCGTTCTTGATCTGCCAGCTCTTGCACACGCCCTGCTTCCAGAGCTTGAGCGCCTGGGCCGGATCAGGCAGCAGCGTGTAGGCCTGCGCATCCTCGAGCCCGATCTCACCCGCCTTGAGGCCTGCCACGATCTCCTTCGGCAGCTTGCCGATGGCCAGCCGCTGGCGCACGCGGCGGAGTGGAATGCCGAAACGCGCGGCAATGTGCTCCGGGGTCATGCCTTGCGACACGAGGTCGGTGAAGTCCAGGGCCTCGTCCGCCGGGTGAAGGTCCATCCGGGTGATGACGGTGGCCAGGGACAGCGACATGGCCTCGGCATCGTCGAGCTCGCGGATGTAGGCCGGGACCGGGTGATCGTGCGGCAGCTTCCCCTGCTCGGCCAGGAGCTTCATGGCGCGCAGCCGGCGGCCGCCGTCGACCGGCTCATAGCCGCGCGCGGACGGCCGCAGCAGCAGCGGCTGGCCGAGCTCCTGCACGTCGATCGTGGCGGCGAGCTCGCCGACGTCCGTCTCGGTGTCGCGCCGGGCATTGATCGCGGGGTTGTAGTAGATGTCGCTCAGCGCGACGTAATCGAGGCGGGAGGTGTCCTGTTCGGGCATTGGGCTGGTTCCGGTTGAGGGGATAGGGCGGCGGCCGTGGTCAGGCGGCCTTGGGCTTGACCAGCTTGGGCTGTGCGGGCTCATCCGGATGGTGGTCGACGGTCTCCGGCTGCGGCTTACCGGAGCCCATGGCGGCGGCGATGTCCCGGCTCTGCGTGTCGAGTCCGTTGCAGATTTGAGCTTCCATCTGATCGAGGCCGCAGCGCAGCGCAGCAAACGTCTCGCGCGCTTGCCGCTTCAGATCTTCGTTGAACTGCAAGATCCTCGACAGGCGCTGCTCTGCGTCGATCAAAGCCATGTTGGCGGCGTGAAGTGTGGACATGGAGTATCCTTTCAATGTTGAAAATCAGGCTGCCTCAGAGCAGCATCACGGTCAGAACCCCGACGACGGCGAAGCTTCCGGCCATCATCAGCAGGGCCTGCAAAAGGTGAGCCTCGCGCCGGGGCAGGGGTTGGGGAAAACTCGACGCGAGGCTCTGGGGTCGTGTACTGCACTCTGGTGACGGGTGCCGCCCGCCGCGGACTCCAGCGTCCTGCCGGAATGTCGTCTCGCTCAGGAACTCCTGAGTCGGGATCTGGTGATGCCTGCCGCCCATGAATATGCGCGTCACGAACACCTTGGGTGGCGCGCGGAACGTGCTCATGCGGGGTGCTCCGTAACCGCGGCACACTGCGGCTGAGACGCCAGGGCGATGACCAGGGCCGTCCTGGTCGTGTGCATGTCGTAGGCTTCCATCACCTTGAAGATCGCGTCGACGCGCGCGCGAAAGTCAGCGGTGCGCGTGACGATGTCGGCAAGCTCCGCCGCCAGCAGCCCCGCGAACTTCGCCTCCAGTGTCGCGGCGGTGATCGGCTGATCGTTCATTTGCCACCGCCAACGGCAAAAGCGGGCATCGGCCCGACCTCGATCCGCAGCCGTTCGAAGCTGCGCAGGAAGTCTTCCTCGGATTTTTCTGAATTGCGCGGCTTGATGGCAAAGGGCGCAGCCTCGATGACGATCGGGCATGGGCCCTGCATCAAATCGCGCCATTCCGCCGCGAACACCGCCGCGTCTGCCGCTCGCACCCATGCTTCATCGCCCGACGACTCCAGGAGGCCGAACCCGAAGGCGTTCATGATGGCCACGTCGAGGCGATCCGCTATCCTCGTCACCAGGTCGAAGCTTGCATAGGCGGCGATCTCCCGGCGCACCGGATGTACGATGTCACCGAGGTAGGCCTCGTGCGCGTCATGCAAGAGGCCCAACATCTGGACGCTGGGCGACGCCTTCTTCATGGCGAGAAAGCGGGCCACGTTCAGCGAGTGATCGGCGACGTTGACGGGCAGCCGTGTCGCACCGCAGAAGCGGTTGAGCCGGGACAGCGAGCACGCGATGTCCCGGATGTCGATCGACGCGGGATCCGGCGCGGCAAGCGACACCCTGCGGCCGGTATAGGTCAGGACATGGTTCATGCACCGATCCCCGTGATCTCGTCGTCGTCGAGCTCATCGCGCTCGAGACGGTACAAGGTGCCAGCAAGCCACCCGGCCAGAAGGCCAAACAGCAGCGCGATTGCGCAGGCGAGATAGGGGTGATCCGCAATCAGCATCATGCGGCCTCGCTGCATGAAAACAGCCCGGGGCGGCGCTGCGCGGCGCGGAGGAAGGCTTCTTGAAAGTGACGATCGATCTCGTCTTCACCGAGGCCCAGCTGACGGAAGTCGGCGCGATGCACCATGCCAGAACGGATCGCCGCCTTCTCGATTGCGGTCGCCATGATGGCAACGATTGCCGCCGGCTTCAGCGTGATCTTGCCGATCCGTGCTGGCCGTGGCGCGGCCTTGAGGGCTGCCAGGTCGTAAGCATGCGCCAGATCGAGATGATGCGGGTTGATCGGTCCGTCGGTCGCCAGCGACAGTGAGGCCGCCGCCGAGAATCCGTCGAAGACCGGGAACGGCAGCGCGCCCGTCATGACAGCACCAGCAGGATGTAAGCGACCGCTGCCAGGCTGAGCAGGGCTGCAGCGCAGCCGATATCGTCAGCAAGTGTGCCGGGGGTGGTGTAGACTCTGTCGCCGGAGGTATTGCCGCCGTCGTGGGCGCCATCCGTGCGCTCATTTAGGCGATCAAATTCAAACGACCACTTCGGCAGAAATAGGCTGCGGGTTCGATCCGCGTGATCGGCAATTGCATTACAGACTTCGGCAAACCTTGGTTCGTCCGACCACTCCCCTGCACTCCGAAGTGCGTCGACTGGAATGATCACCTTTACGTATCGCGGCCTGAACAACCGCTCGCAGGCCGAGGCAATGGTCGTGCGGAGCGTGCGGATCAGCGCCTTGGCGCGGTGGTGTAGGGAAATGCGGTGCAATGTTGCCTCCCATTGATTTGGGAAGCACAGTAATGCGTATTTAAAAACGCGTCAAGGATAATGCGCGTATTATTAAACGCATAGTCAGATCAGCAGTTGACGCCGATTTTGGCGGCGGCTGAGCAGCGCATCGCCACAGCGCTGTCGATTTCCTCGACTGTAAAGACGAGAAACCTTTCGCCATTGCTGCACACCGCGCTGATCGCGCCATCCGGTAACCGCTGAGCTACCGAAATCGAGGGGCAAACACCTGTTCCAAAATTGTCTTGGATAACAGTTTTGGCCACTTTCGCGGATTTACCTGCAGGAGCGGGACCAATGGATATTTGGGCGACCGCTGGAAGCATACCGAGCAAGAAGCAAACTGTGGATGTGGTTACAACGTTTTGGCGCATTTTATGCTCCTATTGCGAAACCTGCTACATCTTGGTGACTCGGCCTGACACTCGTCCGACAACACGAACGTCCTCTAAGCGTAATGTATATGCCTCATGATTCTTGTTATCAGAAATCACCCGCACTTCGGGCGGATCGGATCTGCGTACCACCTGAAGCCTCTTTACCATCGGTCCATCGCCTTCATCTATAACATAGATGCCGTCGGGCGATGGCCGTGTATGCCGCGTATCGATCACCACGCGGTCGCCCGATTCCAGCGTGGGCGACATGCTGTCACCTACGACTTCAAGAACGAGAATTCCACCAGGTTGCATCCGGAGTTCGTGGCGGACAAAGCTAGATGGAAAGACCCACTCAGCCGTGACTTTGTGACCTACGAATGTCTCTCCCCAGCGAAGGGTGACAACCTCACTTTCGCCAACTGTGCCGTCTCCCGCCCCAGCTCTCGCGTCTATCTCGGGCACCGCCCCCGGAACGTCACCCTTATAGCTTTTGAGGCTGCTGTGACCGTTATTTTCTCGAATTGAACGCGGCTGCAATCCGGCAGCCACCTCCTCAGATGGTATATGGTCGTGCTTGCCAGTGAGTAGCCAATTAATTGACACGCCAAGAACTTGAGCAAGCCGGGCCAGATTATCTGCTCGCGGCTGTGCGCCGTTTAAGATCGGACGCAAAAACTCACCTTTGCCCGTCACTTTGATCGACACTGCACGCGGGGTTGTGCCGAGTTCTTCTATGCGCTGTCTAATGCGATCTGCCAGTGAGCCCATGCGCGTCATATTATCCGCGCATGGCGGCAGTGCGTTAGCGTATGAAAACACGTTGACAATGCGTGTTAAAATACGCAGTATGACTTCCCATGACCACTCTCCGCAATCATCTTATTTCCGTTGCAAATACTTTTGCCGCTGCACGAGGCCTATCGCGTTCCCGCGTTTCCACAATTGTTTTCAATTCGGGGATGGTCCTGGACCGTTTAACGGCTGGTCGGGACCTCACCACCGGAAACTATGAGCGCGCCATGCAATGGTTCTCCGACAACTGGCCCGAGGGTGCTGTTTGGCCTGCCGATGTTCCGCGCCCGTCGTCGGGTGCCTCATCTCCCGAGGCCGCCTGATGGTCTGGTTTCGCGACAGTTCATTCTCACGCGGCTGCCTAACTTGCCGGCCGCTGCATTTTTTTTGCCCGAAACCACAACCTGCCACGACTCACAGGGCAGTATCGGTTGGCGGTCAGGTGCAGCATGCGTGCACAATTCTCCGCGAGGAGATGGTGTGGCCCCGAGCCGTTTCGGGGAAGTTCTGCAGCGATGCAGCGCGGCCCTTCCTGGGCGTTTCCTCCCTTAACTTGGGGGGGGGTTTGGCCCCGCCCGTTTTCTCAGCTGCGCGTCAGTCACGGCAGAGTGACTGGGCCGGTGGTGATGAATTGCAGCCCGGACATGTCGGCCCTGGTCACGATCACTTTTGCCTTCACGCCCTCCGCAAAGTCCAACGTGAGGGCATCGGTTGCCTGAATGGCGCTGAAGATAGCCGGCGATTCGCTGCGAAACGTGCCCTGACCTTCCTTCATGCCGCCCCGCTCTCGCACCGTGAGGGTGCCGAAACCTTCGATCTCCGTTCCATCCGAAAGAATGAGGCTTGCCATGCCTGATGTTTCTAGAAGGATCTTCATTCTCACACCTCCTGCCGATCAGCCAGAACTTCACCCGCATTTCGCGGCCCTGGCAAGCCAAGACGGATATCGGCTGCACTTCCTCGCCAAGGACAAGGAGACGGGCGAAACCGCCATTGTCCAAATCGAACCTCATCCGGAAGGCGGAGATACGCTTCCGCACCTTGGTCCATCACCGAACTCCTGACGCAACATACCGTGCGCTGAGGATATCGCCTCGCCGCCGTGTCTCAAGGGAATTACGCCTTTGCAATATCCCGCCAGCCACCCGAGATTGCCGCTCGAATTGAAGGCCTACTTCCGCGATCTGGTCACCGCTTGCGGCGGACCGAAGCGCGCGGCCGAATTGGTCGGCGCGCAGCAGTCGCACATCAGCGAGGCCATGGGTGCACACAATCCCGAGCGCTGGCCGCGCCTCGATCATGTGGCTCTTCTCGAGCGCGAGTGCGGTCAGCCCATCATCACGGCCGCACTGGCCGATCGCAGCGGCTACGCGCTCGCGGCCGTCGCCGCATCCGAGACCGTGGCATCTCCGCTTGGGCGTCTCTGCGAGATCGTCAACCAGGTGCGCGACGTCGAGTGCGGCATTCTGAGCGCCATGCAGGACGGCCAGCTCTCCGCTGCCGAGCGCCGCGACATCCGCCGCCAGGCGCAGGAGGCGATCGCTGCCCTCAACGCCCTGTGCGCCGATCTGCTTGACCCCGCTTCCGTCGGCGGCGTCGCCCGCGTCGTCATTCCGGGGGCGAGCTCATGAGAGACTTTGACTGGACCGAGGAACGCGTCGAATCCCTGATCGCCCTGGTAAAGGAAGGCCGATCCGCAACCGAGATCGCCAATACACTGGGCTGCGGCTCGCGCAACGCCGTGTGCGGCAAGGTCATGCGGTTGCGCGATGCCGGTCGTCTCGACGGCCCGCGCACATATCAGAAATCCGGCACCTACACGCCGGCCGCGCGCGGCCACAGATGCCCGGGGCTTGCCCATGTGCCGCTCATCCAGGCGCGGCTCGGAGAAGGCCGGAACGATCGCGAGATCGCCGACGAAATCGGTGTCAAACCGGATGACATTCGCTACGTCCGCCGCGTCAATGGCCTGCAGGCGAACACCAAGGCGCTGGCGCCACCCAGCTATGCCGCCGATGTGACGAAGCTCGTGGCTGCCGGAAAGACCGACCGTGAAATCGGCGCCGCGCTTGGCATCACGCTCTGGCAGGCGCGCAACGAGCGGCGCCGGCAGGGGCTGGCCGCGCCCGCGGCTGACAAGCAACGGGCGGTGACGACAATCATCAAGGGTGATCCCGGAGCCAAGGTCGCCGCCGTCTTTGCCGAGGGCTTCATGGGGCAACGCGCGCGCGTCGATCTCATCGGCCTCGAGTCTGGCCTCTGCCGCTTTCCGATCGACCAGCAGAATGGTCCTGTACGCTACTGTGGCGACCTGACGGCCGAAGGGCAGACCTACTGCGCGCATCATGCGGCGCGCTGCTACATGCCCACCCAGCGGATGAAGCCGCTGAACCCCAGCCACGTCTATTCCGCGAGGCGCTGATGCCCACCATTCACGAGAAGCTCAAGCTCGCCTACGTCAGCCTTCACCCCGACGACGGGCTGATGCTGACCGTGACAACCGCGCGCGGCGACCAGAAATTTGACATGCAGCTCACCCCGAAGATGACTGCCATGCTGCTTAATCAGCTCACGCAGGGTGCGCGGGACGCTCTCAGCAATATGGAGAAGTGGCCATCATGAGCGCGCTCCGCCCGCTTGAGAAGCCGGAGGTGAACCTCGCCCAGCCGAAGCCGGCGGGCAAGCCGCCAAAGCTGGATTTCCTGCCTCTCGCGAAGCTGCGGATCGACGACACGTACCAGCGCACGATCGAACGCAAGGGCTTGGCCACCATCGTCCGGATCTGCAACGAGTTTGACTGGAACCGCTTCGCGCCGCTGATCGTGGCGCGGATTGCCGGAAAGGACGAGCACTACGCCATCATCGACGGCCAGCACCGGGCGACCGCGGCGCTCCTGCGGGGCTTCGACCTGGTGCCCTGCGCGATCGTCAACGCCTCCGCCATGGAACAGCCCGCCATTTTCGCGGCGGTCAATGGCAACGTGACGCCGATCACCATCCTGCAGCTGTTCAAGGCGGCGCGGGCTTCCAAGGCCGAATGGGCGATGGAGATCGACGGGGTCTGCAGGGACGCTGGCCTGGTGCCGCTGGTCTATCCCAAACCGAAGAGCGTCATCAGGCCGTTCGAGACCATGGCGATCGGCACCCTGCGCAGGAACATCGCCCGCTTCGGTGTGGTGGACGTGACCAAGGCGTTGAAGCAGGTCGCGCGGCAACCCGATGCGGCGGACCCCGGCTTCTGGACCTCTGGCGCGATCGACTACGCGGTCGCCGAATGGCGGACGGAACAGGGCAAGCGTCAGCAACCGGAACGGCCAGCGGATGGCGTGCCACTCGCCCAGCGCATCATGGAGTTGAGAAAGCGCGGCCACACCCGCTTCGCCATCCAGTCTGCGCTCGGCTGCAAGCTGTCCGAGATCGAGGCCGCCCTCAGCGCCGGTGGCAAAGCATGACGCAGATCTGCACGGGGTTCAGATCCAGCCGCTTCGAGGCCGCCGACTCGCTCGACGACTTTCCGACGCCGCCATGGGCGGGCCGGGCTCTCATCGAGCATGTGCTCAAGAGATACCCCACACGGAATTGGATCATGAGCAAGCGCGCGACGCTGTGGGAACCTGCAGTCAACAGGGGCTTTCTGCTACGCGGTCTCGCCCCGTATTTTGGCAAGACGCTGGCGAGCGATGTGTTCGACTACGGGATCGGTGCCGCCAGGTTCGATTACATCGATACGCCTGCGCCGGAGCATGTCGACTTCATCATCACGAACCCGCCGTTCAACCTCGCCCACGCTTTCATCCACAAGGCCCTTTCGGAGTCGGCTGGCGGATGTGCGTTCTTGGTGCGCACGTCGTTTCTCGAAGGCGTCAACCGCTACGATTCGCTTTTCAGCCTCCGCCCTCCGACCTTTGTGGCGCAGTTCTCCGAGCGCGTGCCGATGGTGAAGGGCCGGTGCGATCCCGAGGCGTCGACAGCAACCAGCTACTGCTGGGTCGGGTGGCTGAAAGGGTCTGCGAAGCAAAGCAGCATGATGTGGATTCCGCCCTGCCGGCGCGAGCTCGAGCGTGCCGGTGATTACGATTTGCCGGAGGGCGCACAATGACGATCGACAAGCGCTGCATCTCGTCGGGCTGCTCGGATTATCCGCTCTTCGGGTTCGGCATGCCGTCCAAGGGTCTCATGCGCTGGGCCTGCAAGAGCCATCGCGACATCATCTGGAACGCTGCGACGCCCGCACCGGGAGAGGGCGGGCCGGGTGACGTCTCCCGCCTGGTCCCGCCTTCTCCACCAGCTGTGCAGGGGAGGCTGCTCTGATGCCGCAGGCTGCAACCCGGCAATCGACCTATTCCGAGATCCTGGCCTGTCCGGTGTTCCGCGAGGGCTATGAGGAAATTTGGCGGGCCGAAGCCACGGCGATCGACGTTCGCTGGAGCGATGAGGAACAGCTCTCCTATGAGCGAGGTCGCCAGTTCGGCCTTTATGTGCTGACCTCGGAGAGCCAGCGGGTGCCTCTGCAGAAAGGCTCCATGCCCCACCCGCGCGCCGTGGTGCTGCTGATGATGGCCTTCCGCGGAGGCGACGTGCTGTGAGCCGTGATCCTGCATTCGAGGAATGGATAGAGGAAGCGCGCGGGTTGCCGATCGTGCGCGCCCTCGATCTCGTCGCGCCGCACCACGCCATCTCGCGCAAGACCCGCTTCGTCGGCCCGTGCCCGGGGTGCGGCGGCACCGACAGGTTCTCGCTGAACATCAAGAAGAACATCTTCTGGTGCCGCAAGAGCGCAGAAGGCGGCGATGCAATCGCGCTTGCGCGCCATGTCCATGGCTGCGCGTTCCTTGACGCCGTCGAGCTGCTCACCGGCCGGCCCGCTCCCGGGCGCACCGTTTCCGAGGAAGAGCACCAGGCGCGCGCGCGCCGCGTCGCCGAGCTCGAGGAAAAGCGCAAGGCCGAGGCCCAGCGGATCGCCACCGAAGAAAACGAGTTTCGCTCCCGCGAGATCGACCGCGCCCGCAAGATATGGAAGGCAGCTGGCCCGATCGAAGGCTCGGTCGCCGAGGCCTATCTCCAGCACCGCGGCGTCACGGCGCCGAAAGGTGCCAAGCTGCGCGCGGCCTCCGAGCTGCCCTACTGGCACAACATCGGCGGCGAGTGGAAGTCGATCTATGCCGGCCCAGCCATGGTCGCGGCCATCCAGGGGCGGGACAACCGCTTCATCGGGTGCCATATCACATGGATCGACGCCAGGCTCTCCACGCGCTCAGGCAAGGCGCAGATCGTGCATCCCGCGACTGGCGAGATCCTCGATGCCAAGAAGGTGCGGGGCTCGCAGAAGGGCGGGCATATCCATCTGGGTGGCGTCGCCGTCACGCCACGGCGCTTCGTGGTGGGCGAGGGGATCGAGACCGTGCTGTCGGTTCAGGTGGCGGAGAGCGCCGCGGGGAGGTCAGGGTTCACGCTTTATTGGTCGAGCGTCAACCTGCACAATCTCGGCGGCAAGAGTGCCGGCAGCGTCCCGCATCCAAGTCTGACGATCACCGACAGCAAGGGGCGAACCCGGGTGCAGCGCGTGCCGGGGCCCGACCCCGATCTCAACGACACTGCCGTGATCGCACCGCCTGTCGAGGCCGACGACATCCTGCTGTTGGGCGATGGCGACAGTGACCGCTTCACCACGCGAAACGTGCTGTGCCGCTTTGCCGCCCGCTGGGATCGGTTGGGCCGCACGATCCGCGCGGCATGGGCGGATGAGGGCTCGGATTTCAACGACATGCTCAGGGGCGCCGCATGACCGAACCGCGGGAGCCTCACCTGCGCATCGTCTCGACGATCGACAGTGCCGAAACGCTGGCCGCTGGATCCGGTCCCGCACCCTCTATGAAGGGCAGCGGGAAGGATAGTCCCGGGCGGGAGTTGCCGCCGTCGGGGGGTGATCGAGGGGGAGCGGGGGGCGGCGGCGTTGAGTGGAGCCTCGACATTTCCTGCGCCTGGCTGCCGCGCACGGATCTCGGCAACGCGGAGCGGTTCGTGAAGCGACACGGAAAGGACTTCCTGTTCGTGCCGGAATGGGGCTGGCTCGCGTGGGACGGCAAACGCTGGAACGCCTCAGAGGCAGACGCCATCCTCGCCCGGGCGGTGCACGAGACGATCCGCGCCATCGCCCAGGAGGCCGATGCGCTCGCCGGCACGCGCGACGACGTGATGATCGACCCCGTCAAGCGGGTGCTGCTCTCCGACAAACTGCGCGGCTGGTGTCTTGCTTCGCAGAGTGCCGCGCATATCACGGCCGTCGCCCGGCTCGCCCAGTCCTATCTCTCAGCACAAAGCAGTTCCTTCGATGCGGAGGCGACCGCCCTCAACGTGCTGAACGGCACCCTGCGTTTTGCCAAGTCGGACCACGCCGACTACGTGATCTTCCATCCGCACCGTCGCGAGGACCGGATGACCAAGCTGGCGCCGGTGGAGTATGATCCGGAAGCGACGTGTCCGTCCTACGACAAGTTCCTAGCCCGTGTGCAGCCTGACGAACTGATGCGGCGGCATCTGCATGCCTGGGGCGGGCTCTCGCTCACCGCCCTGCAGGTGGCGCGCCTGGCGTTCTGGTACGGCACCGGCCGCAATGGCAAGTCAACGCTGGTCGACGCTTGGTCGCACGTGCTCGGTGACTATTCCCAGACCATTCCGATCGAGAGTTTTCTCGACCAGGGCCGCTCAAGGCGCGGCGGCGAGGCGTCTCCTGATATCGCGTCGCTGCCCGGTGTGCGCTGCCTGCGCACCTCGGAGCCTGAAAAGGGCGCAAAGCTGGCTGAAAACCTCGTCAAGCTGGTGACCGGCGGCGAGCCGTTGCGCGCACGGCACCTGAACCGGGATTTCTTCGAGTTCCGCCCCACGTTCAAGCTCACCATGCAGGGCAACTATCGGCCCGAGGTGCGCGGCACGGATGAAGGCATCTGGGCCCGCATCCTGCTGGTGCCGTGGACGGTCATGATTCCTGCAGAGGAGCGCGACACCGGCTTGCCGCTCAAGCTGCAGGCCGAAGTCTCGGGGATCCTCAACCGGCTGCTCGACGGGCTTCGCGACTATCTCGACAACGGCCTGCTGCCGCCGCACCAGGTGCTGACGGCGACCGCCGAATATCGTGACGACTCCGACCCGATCGGCCGCTTCCTCAACGAGTGCACGGTGAGCTGCGATCCGCCGCCGCCGGACCGGCCGCAGGAAGAACGCCGCGAATCGGGATCTGAGATGTACCGGATCTATGTCGCCTGGGCCAAGGCCTATGGCGAGCGACCATGGGGCACCAAGGCCTTCTCCCGTGGCCTTCAGGATCACGGCGTGCAGCGGGTCAAGAACTCCGGGATCTTCTACCGGCACATCCGGCTCACCAAGACCGCGGCGGACTTCGCAGGGCAGGATTATGGGGACACAGACCACGAAAAGTGACCCGTGCCTCCCGCCGGGAGGCTGGCGTTTTCTGCTTCCCGTTCTCAAACCTTTGAAAACAAAGGCAACGGGAGGCACGGGAGGCACGGGAGGCAGTTTTGCTATGAAGCCTCATGGGAAAAATATTTCCATGAGATGGAACCCCCGATTTGCTTCCCGTTCCTCCCGTTCCATTTCAACCTTTTGATACAGCGGAGTATTCTCGTATGTTTATCCTCCCGTCTGCCTCCCGTCTGCCTCCCGTTAGAAAGAATGATCCTCCCGTGGTGGATTATAGAAGGGAAATCACGGCCTGGGCCGCTGTGGTGTGGGCCTATGCCGATGAGCTCGTGCTGGCGGCATCATCGGTCGGCGGCTCGAATTTCCCATCGCCGGCGCTGGCAATGAGCGGGCTCGGCCGCGAGCGCATCAGCGGCGGCCTCATCAATGGCTGGTATGAGCCCCACCCTGATGCGCTGTTGATCCATGCAAAGCTTTCGGAATGGTTCGTCCATGACAGCTATGGCCTGTGCCAGGTCATGGCGCATGCTGAACGTCGGAAGCGTCTTCCGCCTGAGATATCCCTGCCGCGGGTCAAGGTGCTGCCGGTTTATGATCGTCAGGGCAATGTGCTGATCGAGCGCCGGCGCGCGCACCGCAGCGCGAGGGTGATCACGGAATACTGCGTCATCGATTATGAAGGCATCGATCCTCGCCAGGCAGACCGCCGTGAGCAGGCATGGCGCGATATGCATGCGATGTTCATTGCCTTCCTCGATGTGATGCAGGGCTTTTCGCTTGCGAAGTGGAAGGTCACGGGCCGGGGCTTGACGAATGTCGGCGAATCATTGACAAGGTGATCCATTGTTAGCGCCTTGCGCCTGTCAGCATGACCTGCTGCCGGGCGCTTTGCATTTGAGGCCAATGCCTTACGCCCCCAGAACGTTCCGTCCGCCATGGCTGCAGTCGAATGCCGAGCTGCCTCGCTTTGCCCGTCATCAGCCTGAACGCCGTGCATCGGCACGCGAACGCGGTTATGACACCAGGTGGGAAAAGGCACGGCGCACATGGTTCGGTCGCGATCCGCTTTGCGTTTGCTGCGTGGCCCATGGCGCTGTTGAGCCTGCCTCCGTGCTGGATCACGTCGAGCCCCACAAGGGCGACATGGCCAAATTCTGGAACACCTCGAACTGGCAGGGCTTGTGCGAGTGGTGCGACAAGAACCTGAAACGCTCGGTCGAGAACAACTGGCTCAAGGGTCGCGCGACAGTTGCCGAACTGAGGCTTGACCGCCTCGTGCCTGGCTGGGTCCATCCCGGCGACAGGTAGGGGGGCGGTCAAATCTTGCCGGCCGTGTCTTTTGGGACCGGCGGGGTAACATCACATTCATTTCCGCGTAAATCCCGAATAATTTTCGGCTCCGAGGAGAAGATCGCATGCCACGTGGCAGGCGGGCGCTGCCCGACGAAGTGAAGGCTCTCAAAGGAAACCCGGGTAAGCGCCGGCTCATCCTCGACCAGGTCGATTCCGAGGGCAGTCTCGTCAAGGCACCGTCCTACATCACGACCGTGATGGAGCGCGAGATATTCAAGCGCGTTGCCGCGCAGCTCTCGAGCGTGCGCTTCATCAAGGCGACCGACAGCGACGCACTCGCCCGCTGGGCGGTGTGGATGGCCAAGTGGGTCGACATCAAGAAGCGGCTCTCCGCCAAGAAGGCCGACGTCTACTACGAGACAAAGTCGAAGCACGGCAAGATGCTGCGCGCCCACCCGCTCTATGCGTCGATGATCCAGATCGACAAGCAGCTGATGGCGCTGGAGGACAGGATCGGCCTCAACCCGACCAGCCGTCAGGCCATCCTGCGCGGCCTCATCAATGCGCCGTCGCTCCCGGCGGGTTCGCTCTTCGGCGATGACGTCGAGAAGCCGCAGGCGCCGGTCGTGTCGGATGCCGACCGCAAGGAAGTGGCAGCGAACCTCGACGGGCCGCTCGGGTTCCTGAAGCACTGATGGACTACTACTTCGACGAGGCAATCGCGAAGAGGGCCGTCGAGTTCTTCCCGCGGTTCCTCCGCCTGACGATGGGCGAGTGGGCCGGGCGACCGTTCCACCTGGCGCCGCACCAGGCCGAGCATATCGCGCAGATCTTCGGCTGGCGCCGCAAGGCCGACGGCCAACGCCGCTATCGCCGCGTGAGATGGTGGGAGCCGCGCAAGAACGGAAAGACGGAACTGGCGGCCGGCGTTGGCCACCTGCTGACGATCGGCGACGGGGAGCCAGGCGCCCAGGTGTTCAGCCATGCCGTCGACGCCAAGCAGGCCTCGATATCGTTTGAGCGCGGCGCGGCCATGGTGCAGTTTTCCGACGAGCTGTCGCGGATCTACGAACAGACGAAGGCGGGCCTCTTCTGCCCCGGCCTGATGTCGGTGTGGCGGCCGCTGTCTGGCGTGCCGAAAGGCAAGCACGGCCTTAACGCCCACGGGCTGATCGGCGACGAGGCGCACGAATGGCCGGATGCCCGGCTGCACACCTACCTGATGCAGTCGATGGGAGCCCGGCGGCAGCCGCTCGACTTCGTCATCTCGACGGCGGGAGAGCGTGGAGGCTACGGCTGGGAGCTGTGGAACACGAGTGAGAAGATCAAGGCGGGGATTCTCGAGGACCCGGAGACCTACGTCGTGATCTACGCGGCGGACCCGGAGGACGACTGGACCAGCCCCGAGACCTGGGCGAAGGCGAACCCGAACCTCGGGCGCTCGATCAAGCTGGAGTACCTGCAGGACCAGTGCAGCCAGGCGCGAGAGAACCCGCGGCTCGAGAACGACTTCAAGCGCTACCACCTCAATCTGTGGGTGGAGCAGGCGGTGCGCTGGCTGGCCATGGATCACTGGAAGCAGTGCACAGCGAACCCGGCCGACAAGGACCTGTGGCGGTCCTTCGAGAACGAACTGGCCGGGCGGCCCTGTTTCGGCGGCCTCGACCTGGCGCAGACCCGCGACATCAACGCGCTCGTCTGGTGGTTCCCGGCAACCGAGGACCGGCGGGCAAGGACGCTCTGCAGGTTCTACGTGCCCGAGGACAGCGTCTCGCTCCGCACGCGCCGGGACCGGGTGCCCTATGACCAATGGGTGCGCGACGGCGTCATCACCGCGACGCCCGGCAACGTGACGGACTACGAGTTCATAAAGGAGCAGGTGTTCCAGGACGCGGCAAGGTTTCAGGTGCAGGGGCTGGCGATCGACCGCTGGAACGCGACGCACCTGGCCAACCAGCTGCAGTCGGAAGGGCTGCCGGTCGTCCTGTTTGGGCAGGGGTTCGCCTCGATGGGCGCGCCCACCAAGGAGCTCGAGCGCCTCGTCATGGGGCACGGGTTCGACCACGGGAACCATCCGGTCCTGACGTGGATGGCATCGAACGCGGCCATCACGGCGGACCCGGCGGGCAACATCAAGCCTGCGAAAGACCGCGCAACTGAAAAGATCGACGGGATCGTGGCGATGATTATGGCTCTGGGTCTGGCCGAGGCTCACCTGCCCGGTTCCGGCGTGTCGTTCTGGGAAGCGGCCTGATGTCCTGGTGGGGGCGGCTGTTCGGGCCGAAAGAACAGAAATATTCGACGCTTGACCTGTTCCGCGAGATTTACGGCGGCCCGCCGTCCAAGACCGGCATTGCGGTCAACTGGGCATCGGCGCTTGAGGTTTCGACGGTGCTGGCGTGCCTTCGCGTGATTGCGGAGGGTATCGCTCAGGTTCCGTTCCGCCTGTACCAGGACAGCGACGACCGCGGCGGCGCACCCGCGCCGGGGCATCCGCTCTACAACGTGCTGTATCGGCGCCCGAACCGCTGGCAGACGTCGTTTGAGTTCCGCGAGACGCTGGCATTCCATGCTGCTCTTGTGGGCAACGCCTATGTGTTCATCGGCCGCGTGGGTGCCGCGCGCGAGGTGCGCGAGCTGGTGCCGCTGGAGCCGCAGTTCGTGAGCGTCCAGAAGGGCCGCGATGGTGCGCTGATCTACAAATATAACCCGGTCAGCGGGCAGGGCGCCGAGTTCGACGCTGACACGATATGGCACATCAAGGGGCCATCGTGGAACGGGTACACCGGACTTGAGGCTGTAAAGCTGGTGCGTGAGGCCGTTGGCCTTGCCATCGCTGCGGAGGCCGCGCACGCCGAGATGCACAAGGGTTCCGCCAAGATGAGCGGGATCTACTCCGTCGAGGGCAACCTTTCGAAAGAGAAATACGACTTCCTTGCGGCGTGGCTGGACAAGTACGCCATGGGCGGGGAACGCGCCGGTAAGCCGATGATCCTCGATCTCGGGGCAAAATTCATGACGACGCAGATGACGGGCGTGGATGCCCAGCACCTCGAAACGCGCAAGCACCAGATCGAGGAGATATGCCGCGGATTCCGGGTGATGCCGATCATGGTCGGTTATGCCGGAAACGCGATGACCTACGCCAGCGCCGAGCAGATGTTCATCGCGCATGTCGTTCACACGCTCTCGCCTTGGTATGAGCGGATCGAGCAATCCGCCGACGTCAACCTGTTGACTGATGCCGAGAGGGCGGAAGGCTATTACACGAAGTTCACGCCGAACGCGCTGATGCGCGGCGCCGCGCGGGACCGGGCCGAGTTCTACACCCGGATGGTGGGTTCGGTGAACGCCACACCCGGCATCATGACGCGAAACGAGATCCGAGCGCTTGAGGAACTGCCGCCGATTGATGGCGGCGACGTGCTGTTCGACCCGACGCCACCGGCCGCGCCTGCATCCGCGCCAGCCGATCCGGCACCATAGGAGCCATTATGGACAGAATCGAAATCAAGCTGGCGTCGGATGACTTCGACGCCAAGACCGGAGAATTTGCGGGCTACGGCGCCATCTTCGGAAATCTCGACAGCTATGGCGATGTGATCGCCAAGGGCGCGTTCAAGAACTCCCTGCGCGAGTGGGAAGATCGTGGCAAGTATCCACCTATGCTCTTGCAGCATGGCGGCGGCGGATTTGGCGGCTCGGCCGACGACATGTTGCCGGTCGGTCAGTGGACGCAGATGGAAGAAAACGCCAAGGGTCTCAAGGTTTCCGGCAAGTTGTTTGCCCTCGGCACCGAGCGCGGCCAGTACATCTATGAGGGCATGAAGTCGGGCGTTCTGGACGGCCTGTCAATCGGGTTCCGCGCCAAGAAGTTCACCCGCGGCACCAAGCCGACGGAGCCCATGCGGACGCTGGAGGAAATCGACCTGATGGAGGTTTCCATCGTGACGTTCCCGGCAAATGGCAAGGCCCGCGTGAGCAACGTGAAATCATTTGATGCCCGCTTCTGGCGGGCAATCGAGGCCGAATTGAAGGCCGATCCTGAACTGAATTTGTCGAGCGCCAAGGCAGTGAGTGCGGTGGCGATCCTCAAAAAGCATCTTCGTGAGGAAGGTGAAGCAACGCCCGATCTGTCCCGCGAGGTGGACGAGAAGGCACTGGCGGATGCACTCCGCCGCAACCTCACCATTCTAGGAGTATCCTGACCATGGATCTCAATGAAATCAAGTCGCTGGTCGAGAAGACCGGCGAGGCGTTCGAGGCGTTCAAGAAGTCGAACGATGAGAACCTGAAGAACCGCGATGTCATCATCGAAGAGAAGATGGCCCGCATCGAGACGGACCTGGACAAGGCCGTCGAGGCGAAGGCCGCTCTCGAGCGGCAGATCGCAGCCGAGAAGAAGGAGCGTGAAGACCTCGAGCTCCGTCTGTCGAAGCTCGGCCACCGCGGCACCGGCGACGACAAGTTCGACGTGGAACTGAAGTCCTTCAATGACGCCCTGAAGGCTTCCGCGAAGGACCGCCAGGCCGCCTACGAGCCCGTCGATGCCGATGGTTATCGCGCCTACAAGTCGGCGTTCCGGTCCTTCATGTCGAAGGATGCCCGTCTGCTGACGGCTGACGAGATCAAGACGCTTTCTGTCGGTTCCGATCCGGACGGCGGCTATCTCGTGACGCCCGACACCGGCGGCCGCATCGTGACCAAGGTCTACGAGACCTCGGAGATGCGCCAGATCGCCTCGTCGATGACAATCTCCAGTGACAAGCTGGAAGGCATCGAGGACCTGGGCGAAGCCGGCGCCGGTTATGCCGGTGAGGCCGCGCAGGGTTCCGACAGCACGACGCCGCAGATCGGCAAGTGGTCGATCCCGGTCTGGATCATCGACAGCGAGCCCAAGGCCACGCAGTCGATTCTCGACGACGCTTCCGTCGATGTCGAGGCCTGGCTCTCGGGCAAGGTTTCCGACAAGTTCTCTCGCTTTGAGAACTCGGAGTTTGTCAAGGGCGCAACGAAGATCCGGGGCTTCACCTCCTACACGACGGCGGCCGACAGCGGCTCCGGCGTGACGTGGGGCCAGATCGGCTATGTCGCGACCGGAACGTCGAGCGCATTCGGCACCACGGTCGCAACCCAGGCCGACAAGCTCATCGACCTGATGGGCCTCCTGAAGCAGGCCTATCTGCCGAACGCCCGCTGGGCCGCAAGTCGTGCGGTTCTGACGCTGATCCGCAAATTCAAGATCGGTGCGACCACGGACGCCTATGTCTGGAGCCCCGGCCTTGGTGTCGGTATTCCGGAGACTATCCTGGGCTTCCCTGTGTCACGCATGGAAGACATGCCGGCTCTAGGTTCCGACAGCCTCTCGATGGCGTTCGGCGACTTCCGCGCGGCCTATCAGATCGTGGATCGCATCGGCATCCGCGTTCTGCGCGACCCCTTCACCTCCAAGCCCTTCGTGAAGTTCTACACCACGAAGCGCACCGGCGGCGGCGTCGTGAATTTCGAGGCCATCAAACTGATGAAGTTCGGCAGCTCGTAACGAAGCAGGCGGGGCGCAATGACGCGCCTCGCCCGTTTCTTTCTTTCCACAATTTCAGCATGAAGGAAATCTGAACATGCTTCGCGATCTTGCGAATAACCTGACCCTGAAAAGGGCAGTGTCTCCCCAGGCGGCGAGGACCGACAACACGGCCATCGTCTCCGAAATCCTCGACGTGCGCGACTTTGAAGGCGTGATGCTGGCGATCCAGCTCGGCGCCAACACCGACGCCAATGCAACCTTTGCCGTTCTCCTCGAAGAGAGCGACACGGCCAACCTGTCTGGCTCGAATGAAGTGTCCGATGCTGACATGAACGGCACCGAGGCACTGGCCGGGTTCCAGTTCGATGACGACAACGAATGCCGGAAGCTCGGCTATCATGGCACCAAGCGGTACATCCGCGCGACCATCACGCCGACCGGCAACGACAGCGGCAACATCTTCCTCGCCGCTTCGTGGGTTTGCAAGCCGCGCCGTCTGCCGGCCGAGAACCCCCCGGCGTAACGCCTGACACATGAACCATGAGGGGCGGTCTTCGGGCCGCCCTTTCCCATTTCAGAAGGCATCTGATGCTCGCACCTGTCCGCACCGTCGCACCGGCCGCGCCATTGCTGACCATCGCGGACGCAAAGGCACATCTTCGCGTGGATCATGCGGACGAGGACGCGCTTATCAGCGGGCTCATCGACGCCGCACACGCTCACCTGGACGGCTACGGCGGCACGCTCGGCCGCGCGCTGATCACGCAGACGTGGACGGTGGATTTTCCCACGTTCATGAACCGCATGGACATTCCGCTCGGGCCGGTTCAGTCGGCCACGATCCAGTATTATGACAGCACAAACACGCAGCAGACGCTTACGACATCGGTCTATGACGTGCTTTCCGATGGTCTCGGCGGGCATGTCGTTCTGAAATACAACCAGCAATGGCCGCAGACCTACACCCGCGATGATGCGGTAAAGATCACGTTCGTTGCCGGGTACGGTGCCACGGCCGCCCATGTTCCTGCCGCGATCCGCTCGGCCATGCTGCTGATGATCGGGCACTGGTACGCCAACCGCGAGACGGTCGGCAGCACGCCCGGATCTGAATTGCCTTTTGCCGCTGCCGCACTTCTGGCGCCTTACCGCCGCGTCGGCACCTAACCCTTCCCACCACAGGAGATAGAAATGGCAGACATCACCATTACCGCGGCCAACGTGCTCGCAGGCGCGGGCGCGGACACCGAGAACGGCACGCTGGGCGCGGCCGTCACGGCTGGCCAGGCACTCTACAAGGCGGCCGCTGACGGCAAGTGGTATCTTGCCGACAACAATGCGGCGTCGGCTGAGGTGCGCCAAGCCAAGGGCATCGCCCTCAACGGCGGCGGGGCCGGTCAGCCGGTGCGCGTGCTCAAGTCCGGTCTCTGCACCATCGGCGGCACGATGACGGCGGGCGTGGCCTATTATCTCAGCGACACGCCGGGCGGCATCTGCCCGGTGGGCGATGTTGGTGCTGGCGAGTACAGCTGCCTCATCGGCATGGCCACGACGACGGCCATTCTCGACGTGCGGTTCCAGTACAGCGGCGTTTCGCTCTAACACATGGACGCGGGCCGCCTGGATCGCCGGATCGTCCTGAAGACGAGGAAGACAGGCGCCAACAGCTTCGGCGAGCCCCTGGACGAATGGACGACGCTGGCCACTGTCTGGGCCAACGTCACTCCGGTCAGCGATGGCGAGCGGTGGCGGGCGGGTGAGACGCTGGCGGCGAAAGCCTGCCGGTTCACGATCCGCTGGTCTGCCGGCGTGGCCGTGCTCGATCCGCGCGACCAGATCACCTACGACGGCCGCACCTGGGACATTCAGGGCGTCAAGGAGATCGGGCGCCGCGAGATGATCGAGATCACGGCGGCGGCGAGGGCGGAATAGTCATGACCATGACGATCTCGACATCGGGCTTTCGTGCTCTCGATCAGGCGCTTGCGGAGCTACCCAAAAGCACGGCCCGGAGCGTCCTGATCCGCACACTCAAGAAGGCGGGCCAGCCGATTGCCGACGAGGCCAGCCGCCTCGCTCCGGTGGACACCGGAAAGCTGCGAGACCGGATCATAGTTTCGGCCCGGCTCAAGAACAAGGTCGGCGGCGCGGAGTTCGCGGCGGCGATGCGCGCGGGGCTCGGCAAGGCGGCGGCTGTGTCTGCCCTTCGGCAAGCGCGGCGTGATGCCGGAGGCGGTTCCTTTGCGGAGATGTTTGTGGGCCCGGCGCGGGGCGTTCTGGCCTATGCCCATCTGGTCGAGTTCGGCACCGTCAAGAACCCGCCCAAGCCATTCATGCGCCCGGCATGGGACGGCAACAAGCGCCAGGCGCTCGACATCATCCGCCGTGAACTCGGCACCGAGATCATCATGGCGGCGAAACGGCTCGCTCGGAGCAAGAAATCGGCGGACGTGAAATACCGCGCCAGCCTTGCGGCCATGATGGCGGTCGAGGCCGGCTAATGGAAGAGGCACTGCGGACTTTCCTGCTCGCCGGAACGGATCTGGCGGCACTCGTCGGCACGCGCGTTCACTGGGTGCGGTCGCCGCAAGCGGCCGCTTCGCCCCGGATCGTTCTCTACCGGATCAGTGGGCTCCGCGACATGCACATGCAAGGCCCGTCAGGGCTGGTGGCGAGCCGCGTCCAGGTGGATTGCATCGGCGCCAGCTACGGCAGCGCCAAGCCGCTCGCGCGGGCCGTGGAAGCCCGCCTGAGCGGCTACAGCGGCACGGCCAGCGGCATCCGGTTTGAAGGCTGCTTTCTGATCGGAGAGCGCGACGATTTCGAGGACACGGACACGCCCGACAAGCTGTTCCGCACCTCGCTTGATTTCAACATCTGGCACAAGGAAGCCTGAACATGCCCACGTCAGCAGTGATCGGTTATAACACCGATTTCTCGATCTATAACGGCTCGTCCTACGTCCTGGTGGCGGAAGTCACCTCGATCACCTGGCCGGGCTATGCCCGTGATGCCATCGACGCCACGCACATGAACTCCGAGGATCAGTTCCGCGAGTTCATTCCGGGCCTCATGGACGCCGGCGAAGTCACCATCGAGATGAATTACGTTCCGAACCATGCGGACGTGATCATCGCGGCGCTGACGGCGGCCAGTGTCGGGCAGTTCAAGATTGCCCACGGCACCGGCGCCAACGTGGTTTTCAACGCCATCGTGACCTCCTATCAGCCGCAGTCGCCGGTTGACGACAAGATGACTGCCTCGGCGACGTTCAAACTGACCGGCAAGCCGACCTGGGCCGCTGCCTAATGGCGAACCCGCATCGTGGCGAAGTCGAACTGAAGGCGGGCGAGAAGACATTCACGCTGGCCTTTACGATCAACTCGGTGTGTGAACTCGAAACGGCGCTGGACAGGCCGCTGATGGACATCGTGGCCGATATGGGCAGGCTTACGACCATCCGCGCGGTTCTCTGGGCGGGCCTGCGGCATCATCACAAGATGACGCTGGAGGCCGCTGGCGACGTGATGCAGGAAGCGGGCGCACCGGCGACAGCCGAGGCGATCAACGCGGCGCTGTCGAAGGCCTTTCCGCAGCCGGAGCCCGGCGTAAAAAACGGGTAGAGCCGGGAGCGCAAACCGACTGGGCCGCGCTGCACCTGAATTGGGTGGCGGCGGGCCTCGAGCCGGGGCGCTTCTGGCTGATCACGCCGAGAGAGGTTGACCGCGAGATGCGCGGCACCAAGCGGCGGCTCGAACGCGAGGCCGATGAGCGCATGTCGCTCGCCTGGCACATCGTGGCCCTCGACCGCACGAAGAAACTGCCGAAGCTGGAAACGCTGCTCATTGGCAACAAGGGCACGCGCAACAGACGGCGCCAGACGCCCGACGAACACCTCGTCGCCATGAAGTCCATTTTCCTCGCCTTTGGCGGGAACCCCGAGGAGCTGAAGACGCTGCAATGAGCCAGGCTGAAATCGGCAACCTTAGAGTCCGCATGGGGATTGACACGGCGCAATTTGCCGCCGGTGTGAGGCAGGCGCAGGGATCGCTAGCCGGTCTTATGGGTTCTCTCAAAGGGCTTGCAGCCGGGCTCTCGGCGGTCGCTGTCAGTTCTGCCATCATTGGTGCCGCCAAGGCTATTGCAGACATTGGCGGCGTTGCATCAACGATTGGCATCAGCGCAGAGCAACTTCAGGCTTTCCAAAAGCAGGCTATTGCGGTGGGCGCGTCAACGGATTCGCTCGTCAAGGGTCTACAGTCAATCGCGGAGCAATCCGTAGATACCAGTTCCAAACTTGCACAGCTATTCGAAGCGAATGGCCTGACGGTGAAGGGCAAACAGGTCAACCAGATCATCCGTGAATTCATGGAGCTGGTTCGCAACGCTAGAACTCCTGCCGAACAGCTGGCGATCATGACCGACGTTCTCGGCAAGAGAGTTGGCCGTGATCTCGTCGAGGCATTCCGCGAGGGATCATCCGGCGCGGATCGCGCCATGAAGAGCATGATCGAGTCTGGCACACTCCACACGAATGCCGAAGTGGCCCGGCTCGAAAAACTGGAAGATCAGTACAACGAAGTAACCGACCGCATCGCCACCTACTGGCAAAAGATGATTGTGGGCATCGTCAGCGGCATCGACAAGATGGTTGCGGCTTCTGAGGCGGCCGCCGCTCAGCTGCCTAAGGTGGAAAACGGGCAGATCATGGGCCGTGGCGGTCGCGGCATCTTGGCTCCGATCAATTTTCCTCCCGGCTTTGGTGGAAACCAGAAAGAGGAGCCGCGCATTTCCGGGTTTGGCTCGACCGGCGGTCCAAATGAGTTTGCGGCGGTGCCATTGCCGGTCAAGATCACTGTCCTGCCGACTGAGCCAGAGGAGAAGGAAAAGGCCAAGGCTCAAGTCGCAGACCTTCTGCCGCCGATCCCGCCCGGCACGCTGGAGGACATTTACGGCGCGGGCGAAGCGGTCCACTCGCTGGAAGTCGCGTTCCAGGAGGCCCAGTGGGGCGCGGGCGCGTTCTCCGACAGCCTCCTGTCCATTGGTGACAGCATCCAGAACAGCCTGAGCGGCGCACTCTCCGGCCTCATCACCGGGACAATGAGCGTTCAAGAAGCCTTTGCGTCGATGGTTCAGTCCATCGTCCAAAGTCTTGCCGATCTTGCGGCCGAGCTGCTGACGAACATGGCGTTTCGGTTCCTGCTTCAGGCCTTGGGCGGCGGTGGTGGTGCCGGTTTCAATCTCGGTGGCATGGCCTTCGGCGGCCTCTACGCTGACGGCGGCTATCTCGGTTCCGGCAAGTGGGGCATCGCGGGCGAAGCAGGCCCCGAGATCATCCACGGCCCGGCACGCATCACGCCGATGGACAAGATGGGCGGCGGTGGCGAGGTGAGCATCTCAATCAACAACTACGCCGGCGCCCAGGTGCAGACCCGCCGCGGTGCCAATGGCAGGATCGACATCGACTTGCTTAAGGCCGATATCGCGGCGGACCTTGCGCGGGGTGGGAATGTCATTTCACAAGCCGTAGAGCGAGGCTACGGCCTCCGCAGGGCGGGCCGCTGATGCCGATCTCGCAAGCCCTGAAGGAGATCTACGCATCCGCACCGGCCACGCAACGCTATATCGAGACGCTTGCCTTCGGGCACTCCCTGTTCCCTCAGACCTATTACCTGACGAACGACAACGCCGCATGGGATTTCCTGCTCGAAAGCGGGCAGCTCGTGACCTTTGCGCCGATGCCGTTCCGTATCGTCCTCCCCACGCTGGACGGCAAGGGGCAACAGGATCTCGCCTTGACGCTGGCCAATATCGGCCGCGACCTGGTGGACCCGCTGGAGGCGGCAATTGCGCTGCCGTCAGAGCCGATCAAATGCACGTACCGGGTTTATATCGACACGCCCTCGACCTCCCCGCAGAACACGCCGCCGCTGGTGCTGACCATCACCGGCGTCAGTGTGACGGCTGAGGCGGTTTCCGCAACCGCGACGCGGACTGACGTTCTCAGCCGGGCCTTCCCGTTCAATTTCTACCAGTACACGCAATTTCCGGGTCTCAGGCGATGAACATGGACGCTTTCATCGGCCTGCCGTACCGGGAAGGGGCGAGGGGGCCGGACGCATTCGACTGCTATGGCCTCGTCGCTGCGGTCCTGCGGGCCGTCAGGGGCATCGAACTGCCGGACTGGCACGCAGCTGCCTCCGGCCAGCAAGCGGCCTCACGGGCCATCTCTGCGGCGCTGGCGGGGGAGGTGGCGGGCGGCCGCTCCGTCCTGGTGGCGGAACCGGAGAATTTTGACGTGGCCATCGTCGGCTCAAACCACCGGCCGCACCATGTCGGCATTGTCTATGACGGCGGCGTTCTGCACGCTTCCCGCGCCTTCGGCTCGGCGTGGCATCCGATCCCGCGTTTCAGGACGCTGTACCCGCGCACGGAGTTCTATAGATGGCAGCCATAGTCCTGCTGCGGAACCCGCTCGCGCCTCACCTTCGGGAGATGGTGGAGATCGAGGCCGGAACGCGCGTGATCGACTGGCTACAGGCCAATCATCCGACCGGCTTCGGCGTGCCGATCCGGTTCTACGTCAACAGCATGGAGAAGGCGCTCGACGATCTCGACTATGCGGTCGGCGCCGATGACGTGGTCGTGATTGCGCTCATGCCCGCTGAGCCGATCTCGCTGACCTCGATTGCGATCAGCTTCGCCATCTCTGCGGCGCTGGCAGCGATCTCCTTCGCGGTCAACTATTTCTTCTTCCGGCCAAAGGAGACGTCCGGCGGGCTCAAGGGCGAGAAACGCTCCGTCTATGACATTTCGACCGATCAGAACTCTGCCCGACTTGGCGAGGCAATCCCGGTTCTCTACGGAACGGCGATATTCTCGCCCGACTATGTTGCCCAACCATACACCTGGTACTCATGGAGCCTGGCGAACAATGGCGAGGCGCTGAACGGCATTCAGTATCTGGACCTGATCCTGTGTGTTGGCCAGGGCAACGTGGACGTGACGGACGTCTTTGTCGGTGACAGCGATGTCACCACGCTCACCTCTGGCGTCGTCACCTATCAGGTTTTCAAGCCATCGCAGCACAACTCGACGATGGGCACGATTGCCGCGGCGATGGGCTCCGGGTTCTTCGAGAACGTCATCACATCGACGGAAGTCTCTAACCAGGAATTGCCAGATCAGGGCTCAACTGCCGGGTATTATGTCACGGGCAAGCCTGGGGCGAGAGGGAACCGGTTTCAGGTTGATCTCGTCTGCCCGAACGGCCTGTTTTTTGTTGATGCCAATGGCGACGACATAGATCCGTGGTCGCGTCAGGTGCGCGTTGACTGGCAGGAGATCGACGACAACGACGTCCAGAGCGGCACGGTCTACAGCCAGACGCTCACGATGTCTTCGTTCGCACCAAACGTTACGAACCGCGCGGTTCTGGCCTCTCCGATGCGCCGGACATTCACGATAACGGCAGTCAAGTCGGCACGCTGGGCAGTGAAGATTACCCGGCTGGACACCGCGCCAAAGCCTCAGAAGGGCAATTCGCTGATCGTCTGGACGGGGCTGAAGCTGATTGCGGATTACCCGGCAACGCCGGTCTACGGCAACGTGACGCTGCTGGCCTGCCGCGTCAAGGCATCGCGCGGCCTTGGCTCCGATGCAGCGGTTCGGGTGAGAGTGAAGGCCACGCGGCGTCTGACGCCTCCGACCGGCGGCACGGAGGCGCAATCGACGAGCGGCGCGGACGCCTTTGCGGACGTCTATGTCAACACGGTTTACGGCGCGGCGCGGCCTCGCGCGGAACTCGACACGGCAACGCTGACGACGCTTCGCACCACCTGGGCGAGCTACCAGTTCAACCATGTCTTCCGCGACCGCATCACGGTATGGGAGGCGCTTCGCACCATCACGACGCCATTCGGCGCTGAACCGCTGCCGGTGGGACAGGTCATGTCGGTGGCACAGGATGGCGTCAAGTCCGTGCGTTCGGCGCTGTTCACCGATGCGAACATCATCGCCGGTTCGATGGACGTGGGCTATTCCTTCGACGAGGAAGGCGCGGCGGATGGCGTCGAGATCGAATATCTGGACCCGAAGGACTTCCGGCAGAGCTATGGACTTTGGCCGGCCAATTCCGTCCGTCCTGACCGCTTCACGGTGCCCGGCATCACCAGCGCCACGCACGCGGCGCAATATGCCCGGCTGACGTGGCAGCGCAGCCAGTCGCAGCGGAAGCGCATCACGTTCGACACCGAGCTTGAAGGCCTGATCCTGCAATTGGGCGACCGGATCGGCGTCTCGCACAATGTCCCGAAGTGGGGCGACGGCGGCCTGGTGATCTCGATGACCGGCAACACGCTCACCGTGGATAAGAACCTCGACTGGTCAGGTGGTCAAAAGCAGATCCTGCTCCGCAGGCCTGACGGCAGCGTGACGGACCCGATCACGGTGACGCGCGGCACACAGGACAACAAGGTCGTGCTGCCCTCGGCCGCACCGACAACCATAAACTACGATAACGACAATGAATACACGTCCTTCGCATTCGGCGCGTCCACCACGCTGGTTCGGGATTTCGTCGTCATTGCCACCAGGCCAACAGGGGAGAACACCGTCACAGTAGAGGCCGTCAACTATGCGCCGTCGATTTTCACCGGCGCCATGAGTTACATGGCCTAGCCATGCCGACGCAGTACCCGGAGACCTTTCCGCAGCCGCTTCTGCAAGGGTTCAGCATGTCGGTCGCATCCGGTGTGATCCGCAGCGACATGGACACGCACCAGGCACAGCGCCGGGTGTTCAGCACCATGCCGCACGTCTTTTCCATGTCCTTCATCCTGTCTTTGGTGGAGTGGGACGCCTGGGCGCGCTGGGTGGCGGAGTACGGGTTCCGCTGGTTCGAGATCGAGATTCCGACGATGTACGCAGGCCGCGAGACGCTCGACAAGAAGGCAACGCTGATCCGGCTGACGGCAGTCGGCGCGGCCGCTCCGGTGAGCGGTCAGCATGTTCAGATCGCGGTGACAGCGGAAATCGCGCCATCGGCAATTGCTGACTATATCGAGAACGCGCCGTGAGCAACTATCCGTCCGCCCTGCCATCTCCGCTGGTGGAGGATTACTCGGTTGATACGCGCTATGGCGTTTCCGCCGTCACCTTCGAGCGGGGCAACACCCGCCAGCGCCGCAACGCCAGCAAACAGCGCCAGGTCTTTCAACTTAGCGTGATCCTGACGACCACATCGCAACTCTGGGCGTGGCAGTCCTGGGCCAACGCCTACGGCTACGACTGGCACCTGATGGACCTCGTGAGCAACTACTCCGGGGCTGTCGGCGGCGTGCCGCTGGCGCACTATGTCAGGTATATCGGCGATCCGTCGATCCAGCTCGTGGGCGCGAATAACTTCCGCGTCACGGTGCAGGCGGAGATGGATATCGACCGCCTGCCTATCGGCATCGTCACACCGAGCGGGAACGTTATCATCGGCGGCACGCCCGCCGATCCGTCGAACGACAACAGCATTCAGGCCGGCACACCGGCCAGTCCGTCCACAGATTTCATCATTGCCGGTTCGCCCGGCCTGACCGCGTAAGGAGAGACCCTTGGCCGATACCTATGCCAGGATGCGCCAGATCGTCGGTTCGACAGCCGACTGGGCCGCGAACAACATCGTGCTCGGCTCGGGCGAGATCGGCATCGAGCGGGTTTCCGGTTCTGATATCCGGCTGAAGGTCGGCAACGGCACCGATACCTGGTCTGCGTTGCCCTATGCCTCGGCATCGAGCACGACCATCAACACCGCCACCCAGACGGCGCTTGACGCGAAGCTGGCGATTGCCGGCGGCACGATGACCGGGCTTCTGATCCTGTCTGGCGATGCCGTGGCCGATCTTGGTGCGGTCACGAAGCAGCAGCTGGATAGCGTCGAAGACACGCTGACGACCTCGATCAACGGCAAGCTGTCCACGAGTGGCGGCACGCTGACGGGTTCTCTCACGCTGGACGACGATCCGTCTGCCGATCTCCACGCGGCCACGAAACAATATGTGGACGACGCGGCCGGGGCGAAGGTCGATCTGGGTGGCGACACGATGACCGGGTTCCTGATCCTCCACGCCGATCCGTCGTCGGCCATGCACGCCGTCACGAAGCAATATGTGGACAGCGGGTCGTGGGCGACGGTTGTCGGAGGATCGGCGGCCTATGCATCAAAGGGGGTTCGCACGAACGCGGCAGGGTTCATCGACAGTTCTCTCTTGCCGATCACAGGCAGCTATCAGGGCGCGGTGGATGTCACCGACACCTATGCGCTTCCAGGCGGCTATAACGTCGGCGACTATTTCGCGGTATCCATCAGCGGCACGATTGACGCCTCGTGGAACTCCTACATCACCGGCAGCCCTTCGACGGCCGCCTCTGGCCAGTTCCTGATCTACAACAGCTCCGGCGACTTCGACCTCGTGGGCGACGACGTGTCCTCCACGGCCATCGACGGAAAGCTCGACAAGGCTGGCGGCACGATGACCGGCTTCATCGTCCTCCACGCCGATCCCGACGCCGCGATGAAGGCTGCCACAAAGCAATATGTGGACGCACGAGTCGCCAAGGCTGGCGATACCATGACCGGTGCGCTCACGCTTTCCGGTGCGCCGTCGAGCGGGCTTCACGCGACAACGAAAACTTATGTGGACGATGCCGACGCGCTGGCTGCCAAGAAAGCCAGCAACCTCTCGGACCTTGCGTCTGCCGCCACGGCCAGGACCAATCTCGGCGCGACGTCGGTCGGCAGCGATCTGTTCACCGCGGCAAATGCCGGTGCCGCGCGCACGACGCTCGGAGCCACATCAGCTGGCTCGGCTGTGTTCACCGCGGCGGATGCAGCGGCACAGCGTACGGCGATGGGGGCTGCTTCCTCGGGATCGAACACCGATATCAACAGCATCACACTGGGCAACACCGGGCTGAAGCTGGCCGACACCGACGCATCGCACAATCTCAGCGTGGTGCCGGGATCAAACCTCTCCGCCAACCGGACCCTCACGGTGACGACGGGCGATGCCAACCGCACAATTGACATCAGTGGCGGCAATGTCACCTTGCTCGACGTGGCGACCGCCGCAGAGTTCCGCGGCAATTCGGCGAACAAGACGCTGGCGACCAATAACGTGTGGAGCGCGGCCGGGCGTGTGGCGCTGTCGTGGACTGCCAGCGGAACGACTGCCGTTGACTTGAGTGCGGGACTGAATTTCACAGTTACCACGGCCACGGGGGACAGCACACTGGGCGCGCCGACAAATGCCAAGACTGGTCAGTCAGGGTTTATCGAAATTGTTCAGGGCGCCACGCCGCGCAACTTGGCTTTTGCTTCGGCATGGGTCTTCGCCGGGGGAACCGATCCCACATTGACGGCCAGTGCCTCTGCTAAGGATGTGCTCTTCTACCAGGTGCTGGATAGCTCCGGGCCGGTCGTGTTCGCCTCCCTGATCAAGGGCATAGCATAATGCTTCCGGGGCTGACGGGCGTTCTGGCCGGTATCAACCAGATCGTCGGGCCGGCGCCAACGAACATCCAGTTCGTCGGAGGGGCAACGGCTTCGAAGGCCGGGGCGACCAGCGGCAACACGACCATCGCGCTTAACTCGGGCCTGACGGGCGGCATCGCCACCTCCGCATCGAGCGGCGATTTCGTCATTGGGGTGTTTGGCACCGGATCTCTGAATGATCGAACTCTGGCCATCACTGACGGGACAACGGACTACACGCTGATCGGATCAGAGCTATTTAGCAACAATCCCTCGATTGCCGCCGTAAATCTCCGGGTGGCCTATAAGTTCATCACGGCAGACACGACCATAACATTCGGGCCAACGGGTTCCACCGCGGATGCCGGGGCCATGGCGGCCTATGTCTTCCGGGGAGTGAACGTCTCGACCCCGCTTGATGTCACCCCCACGACCGCAACAGGGAGCGGGTCAGCAGCGGCAAATCCGCCCAGCATTACGCCATCAACTGGCGGGTCATACATCGTTTGTGTCGGCGCTCATGGTTCTGTCGGTGGTGCCGTTTTCACAAGTTCAGACCTTACGGATTTCATTACCGTGACGAGCAACGACACGAATGACGGGACGATAGGAATAGGCCATTACACGGACTGGGCAAGCGGGCCATTCGACGCCGCTGCCTTTGGCACTGCGGCAGGAAGCCTCTCAGCCTGGGCCGCGATGTCAATTGCTCTTCGGACATCATAAAGAAAACGGCTTGAACTGGATCACGACACATTATTGAGGATAGCGACATGCCCACTTCACCCACGCCTCGGAAGGATTTCTATATCCACATCGGGGCGCCCGATCCGATCATTGTCCGTTTCCGCGCGGGCGGTGAAGACGGGACGCTGGTGGCCTTTGACAGCACGCTGAAATTCACATTCAAGACGCCCACCACATCCACGACGCTCGGCGTCGGAACCGGCATCACGCTCTCGACCGATGAGACGGTTGCGGATGCCAGGGCCACGATCCAGTTGACGGTTGCCCAGTCGCGCACGATCCCGCTCGGCTCGCTATCGACCTATGAGATCCAGCGCACCGTGAGCGGCCGCGAGGAAGTGATCATGATGGGCAAGCTGATTGCAGAAGGCGGAGACAACCCCGATGCCTGACGTGATCGAGGTCGTCGTAGCATCTCAGAACCAGGTTGAGTTTCTGGACGATGCCGAAGACATCGTCGAAGTACTGACGATAGATGAAACCGTCGTCGAGGTCGTGGTTGAGGGGCCGCAAGGCCCTGAGCCGACCGTAGCGGCATCTATCCACTATATTTTCGACGGCGGCGGACAGGTCATTACGACAGGGATGAAGGGCTCAATCATCGTTCCTTTTGCCTGCACCATCAACTCGTGGACGCTGGTGGCGAATCCTTCCGGCTCGATTGCCGTTGACATCTGGAAGACGCCTCTTGCCGGGTATCCGCCTGCTGATGGCGACAGCATCACCGGCGGCGCCGAACCCGCAATCGTGGCCGCACAATCGGCGTCGTCTGCATCTCTCGGCGCGTGGGATACCGCCGTCTCCGAAGGTGACATTCTGGCGTTCAACGTCGATTCCGTCACCGATGTAACTCTTGCATCAATTGCCCTCAAAGTAACGCGAACCTAGAAAGGAAAGACCGATGGCAACCTTCGTCAAATACGAGAATTTTATTGAGGCCCTTGTCAACGAGGAAGTGGACGTTTTTGGCACAACGGACACGTTCAAGGGAGCGATCCACTCGGACGCTCCTGTGCCGTCCACTGACACGAGCCTGTCAAACCTCACGCAGATCACCGGCACCGGCTACACGGCCGGCGGCGAAGATATCCAGAACGATGGAACGCGCTCGGGCGGCACCGTCACCATGACGGCGGTTGACGTTGTGTGGACGGCAACAGCTGCCAACTGGACCGCTGGCCGCTATGTCTCGATCTACGACGATACGCCGACCACGCCGACCGCCGACGTTTTGATGAACAGTTACGATTATGGCTCGTCGTTCACCGTGGGTAACGGTGAGACGTTCACTATCGACTTTGGCGCGAGCCTTGCGACATTCGCATGAGTGAGGCGGTTACATCCATCGGGCACAACAGCGGTTCCAATGCACCACAGACGCTTGCATGGGAGCCGCTTGACAGCCTGCACATTCTGGCTTGTCAACGGCTCCCGTTGGAACGGGTGCTGCGCATGGCACCGAGTGCGCGGCGGTTCTTCGAGAAACTGGAACTGCACGCACCGAATGAGTGTTGCCGTCAGGTGGGCAACATCGAGATCGAGGCCTGGTATTCCTGCGAAACTGACAGGCAGAAGGGCATCCCCGACATCTACAAACTGCATTGCTCATGCGGGCGCTGCCATGTCTCGTTCTGCGTTGGGGGGAGTAAAAACCCGGTGACGGGCGAAGTAACGCATCCGCGCCCATTTTGGGAAGTCCGATAAATGACTGTCAGCCTCAAGCACAAGTTCACCAACCCGAAGTCTGACGGTGGCGATTCCACCATTGTCAGGCCGTCGAACTGGAACGATGAGCATGACTTGCTGATGGCCACGGCTCGGCTCTTGGGCCGCACCACGGCGGGAACAGGCGCAGCGGAGGAGATCAGTGCATCGTCTGACCTTTCGCTGTCGGGCGGCACGCTGGGGCTTGCATCGTCCATAAGTTCCAGGACGTTCGTTGATATTGTGCTTGAGGGCGCGATTGACGAAGAAGAGTTTACTATCACCGATACAGCCGGGTTCGAGATCAACCCGGCCAACGGCAGCCTTCAGAAGATCACGCTTGGCGCAAATCGCACACCTGCTGCGGCTCCGGGAGGATGGACTGCTGGCAAGGGGCTGTTGCTCAAGATCGCGGACGGAACGGCCTACACCATCACGTGGTCAACGCTGGGCGTGACGTGGGTGGGGGGCTCCGCTCCGACGCTGGCAACGACCGGCTGGACTGTCGTGGCGTTGTGGAAAGACGCCGACGCGATTTACGGCAAGCATGTCGGTGACGTTGCATGAGCCTGATCTGGCAAAAACTGATCGCACCGACTGCTGCGGCTGGTTATTCATGTAACCTGACAATCGGAACTTTTTCGGGTGTGCTCGGCTTTGGAACGGTTGCAGTTCCGGGTGTTGCTTTTGGCAGCATCGACGCCGAACCCATACCCGGAGAAACGCTGAATTGTGCGCTCTGGACGACAACACCGGAGTTCGTTGTTAACTTTGCCGGTGATGTGGTTTCGTTAGTCAACGGTTTCGATGTTTATTTCAATGGTGTGAACTATGGCGGCGCGGGTGCGTGGTCTTTTACTAGCGGCGCTACAAACCTTTCGAGACCAACCACACCGAGTGAAACGACAGGCACCTACCTTCTTGAAATCAAATAGCGGAGAGCGTCTGTGAAGTATGTCAAGGTCATCAACGGACAAGCCGTGGAGTATCCCTACACGCTGGTGAAGCTGCGGGCCGACAATCCCGACACATCATTCCCGCGCGAGATGGGTGCCGGACTGCTGGCAGAGTACGGCGTCTATCCCGTCACGCTGACGGAGAAGCCCGCGCCGACGCTGACACAGAACCCGACAGAGCAGACGCCGCAACTCATCAACGGTGTGTGGACACAGACCTGGGGCATGGTGGACGTAAGCGCGGAGGAGGCCGAAAAGCGCCAGATCAAAGCCGATGCATTCGTGCAGAACTTCATCGCCATGACGCCCGCACAGGTCGAGGCCTACGTTGAAAACAACACCGGCAATCTGGCACAGACGCGGGCGCTGCTGAATAAGATGGCGCTCATGCTTCTGGCGCTGGCGCGGCGTGAATACCGCTAGGGATTAACCAATGGCTACGGTTGCAATTACACAAACAGCCAACCCGGCTGGCGTAGCTGCATCCAGCACTGTAGCAACCTATTCCGGTGTCAGCATCGGAACGGCGGCTGATGACCGTATTATTGTCGTCGTTGTTGGTACAGAGTTAGCGGGCGCAAACCCTAGCGCCTGTACCATTGACGGAACCGCGATGAATGCCGGGACGGGCGGCGACTTCGGTGCCGTCCAGACCAACCTGTTCTGGCTTCCGTGGCCCAGCGGCACGACGGCGAATATCGCGGTAACGTTTTCGTCGGTCAGCCCTTCGGCCACGCGAAACCATATCTCGGTCTATCGTGTCACAGGCGCTGGCTACAACGTCACCACTGGTGCCGACAGCTCCACGGACATGGACGCCACGGACCCACTTACAACGGGTTCTGTCACCATCCCAACCAACGGCGGCTTTCTTGCCGTCGCAGCAGGCGCTACCGACACAGTTGCCAAGACATGGGCCAACGCAACTGAAGACCTCGACGTCGATGCTGGTGGCTTTCGCCACACAACCGCGACAAGAACGACCGCAGGAACGGTCACGATTACATGCACCGGTGGCACCAACGGCGAAGACGGTGCTCTTTCGTGGATCATCTTCCCGCCCGGTTATGGCGTCATTGCCGAACCCGGCGCGTTTACATTCACCGGCACCGATGCCAGTTTGGAGTATGGGCGCGAGGTCGCCGCTGATGCCGGTTCCTATGCCTTCACCGGCACTGATGCCACTCTCGGTTACTCTGGCGATGTTCAGGGCGCGTTTCAGGCCGACGCATTCCAGAACGATGCCTTCCAGGTTGAAGCGGCAACCGCCTATTCACTTGCAGCCGATCCGGGCTCGTTCCTCTTTACGGGCGTTGACGCCAACATCGAATACGGGCGTGAGGTTGCCGCAGGGGCTGGCAGTTACGCTTTCACCGGCACCAATGCCGATCTTGAGTTTGGCCGTGAGGTAGCAGGCAGCGCTGGCAGCTTTGCCTTTACCGGCACAGATGCCAATCTGGAATACGGCCGTGAGGTTGCGGCAGGGGCCGGAAACTTCTCGTTCAGCGGAACCGATGCAAGCCTTGAGCTGGGCCGCGAAGTTCTGGCCGGGGCGGGTGCCTACACGTTCACCGGCACAGACGCGGCGCTGGAATATGGCCGCGCCGTCGTTGCCGATGCCGGGACCTACGGGTTCACCGGCACTGACGCAAACCTTGAGTATGGAAGGGAAGTCGCTGCTGACGCTGGTTCATATGCCTTTACGGGCGTGGATGCCAGCCTTGAACACGGCAGAGAGATTGTAGCCGACGCGGGGTCATATGCCTTCACGGGCGTTGATGCCTCGCTTGAGTATGGCCGGGAACTGGCAGCGGATGCGGGTTCATACGCATTCACGGGCGTTGACGCTGATCTCGTCAAGGCGGCTGCAAAGGTACTTCTGGCTGAACCAGGTGCATTCGTCTTTACCGGCACAGATGCATTGTTGGAACATGGCCGCGAGATTGCAGCCGGTTCCGGTTCATTTGCCTTCACAGGGTTTGACGCCAGTCTTGAACTGGCCCGCGAGCTTTCTGCCGAGGCCGGATCGTTCGCCTTCACCGGAACTGACGCCAGCCTCGAATACGGTCGAGAGATCGCCGCTGGCGCTGGAAGTTATGCATTCACCGGAACGGATGCATCGCTCGTCTATTCCGGCGGCGCGAGGTTCATCGCCGCTGATCCAGGCAGCTACGCCGTCACCGGCCAAGACGCCGATCTCGAACACGGCAGGGAGCTGCTGGCGGAGGCCGGATCGTTCTCATTCACTGGCACAAACGCCAGCCTTGATCGCGGCCGCCTCGTCGCGGCGCTGTTCGGCACGTTCACGTTCTCGGGAACGGACGCCGATCTTGAACGCGGCCGCGAGATCGTTGCTATTGATGGCTCGTTTACATTCTCGGGAACGGATGCATTCCTTGAGTATGGCCGTGAAGTCGAGGCCAGTTCCGGCTTCTATGCGGTTAGCGGAGTTGATGCAGACCTGTACCACGGCCGCGATCTGGCGGCGGAAGCGGGCGCGTTTGGATTTGATGGTGCGGACGCCACGCTAATATATGAGGGTGTGGCCATTCGTCAGCCATACGCTCAAGGTTTTATACTGAGTTGACAGAAGAGGAGCGACTGATGCCGACGCCTATCCCAACGCCATCGTTCGACCGCGACATCGGAGCGCTTCAGGCGACCGTTTCCATGATTGTGGATGCGATGAAGGAGCAGGCGGCGCTTCATGATCGAATGCTTCGCTCTCAACAGGAGCAGTACAATATCGCCGTTGCCGACCTGAAAAGCATGGTCACTGATGCAAACGAGCAGATACTTGAACTCAAGAAGGAAGTCACCGCCATGAAGAGCCTGATCGACCAGGCCAAGGGCGGATGGAAGATTCTCGTCGGTGTCGGAACCATCTCCGCCGCCATGGGCGCCGTCATCGCCAAGATTGCCTCTTTCGTCTGGAGTATCCCCAAACTGTAGGAGATCACATGCCTCGCCTTCTGAAGCTGGCCGCCCTTGTGGCGGCTTTCGTGTTTCTGGCGCCGGTCATCGCAGCGCACGCTCACAGCTGGTACAGCGGGAAAACCGATCCCGTCTATGGCCAGTCATGCTGCGGCGGGAGCGATTGTGCGCAATGGGTCATTCTGCCGGGTGAATTGTCGGCTGAAACTGACGGCATTCGCGTCCGGCTATCGCATGAGCGGACGAAACTCATCAACCCCTATTCGCAGTCGCCCATTGACGCGCTTGTCAAATGGGACCGGGTGCAGCCGTCCGAAGACGGCAACTGGCATCTGTGTCTGATGACTTCCTTCCGCGCAGGAGAGCGCGGCGGCATCTATTGCCTGTTCATGCCGCCGAACGGGTGAGGGCAAGGATATCATCCTTGCGGCCTTCATCCTCGCCCAGCAACCGCCATGCGGTCCCACAGGCATGGTGGAAAAGCGCATCCATGACCAGTACGGCGAAAGCATCATCGGCGCTGGCGTGACGGCAGGCGGCGTCATGTTCACCACAGTCAATCCCGTGACCGGAACATTTACAATCATGCTCCGCCGTCAGGACGGCCAGACGTGCGTGCTCATGGGCGGAACCGGCTACGCCACCATCGACGCCATCAAACCAGGGACAGACCTATGAAAACCTCGAAAGCAGGGCTTGCCATCATCAAGAAGTGGGCTTTGGTTGGTAAACCAAACGAGTGCTGGCCTTTTAGCGGGCGATCATTTGTGACAAACGGAACTGGCCGCTTAAAGTATGGCCAAATTGGCTATAATGGCCAGAAATGGCGAGCCCACAGATTGGTTGCCAATCTATGTGGCAACACACTAACCCCAGATATTTGCGTCTGCCATTCGTGTGACAACTCGTTGTGCATGAACCCGTCACATTTGTTCTTGGGAACCCAGGCAACCAATGTCGCTGACAAGATGGCAAAGGGACGCCATAGAGCGTTACGAGGCGAAAAAAACGGCCACGCCACCATTTCAGATGCTGCTGTAGCCGAGATTCGCCGTCTTGCAAGATCAGGGGTCAATCAACGTGTTTTGGCGGAGACTTACAATGTCTCTCAGCCGCTCGTCAGCATGATCAAAAACGACAAAACCAGAGTAATGCCATGAAAACAAGCAAGGTTGGACTTGAACTGCTGAAGCGTTGGGAGGGCTGCCGCCTCAAGGCATACCAGGACAGCGTGGGCGTCTGGACGATCGGCTACGGCCTTACCTCCGCCGCCGGGATAGTGCCCGTCACCAAGGGGATGACGATCACGCAGGCACAGGCGGAGGAGTATCTTGAGATCGCCCTGGGCGCATACGAGGCGGGTGTCACCAAGGCGATCAAGCGCCCGATGACGCAACCCCAGTTCGATGCCATGGTGAGCCTTTGCTACAACATCGGGCCGGGGGCCTTCGGCAAGTCCACGCTCGTCCGCCGGTTCAACGCGGGCGACATCGCCGGAGCTGCCGACGCCTTCCTGATGTGGAACAAGGCCGGGGGCAAGGTGCTCAAAGGCCTCGAAAACCGCCGCAAGGATGAGCGGGCGCTATTCCTGACCGCCGCCACGGCCCAGCCAAAGCCCGTGGCGCCCGTTCCACCGTCTCCGGCACCAATCCCGCCGCCGCCCGATATCGAGCCGCCATCGCCGCTCCCTGAGCCGCCTGACGCCGGTTCGAGCATCGCGGCAATCCTGCTCGGCGCGCTGGGAATGCTCATCGCGGCAATGGCCGCTTGGATCATAGGAGGAAAGTGAAATGGAAAAGATAACCGCTTATTGGACCTGGCTGGTCGCCAAGACCGGCAGCACCAAGACCGCCATCGCCATCACGGCTGGCGGAACGCTCCTGCTGTTGATCCTGATCGCGGCCGCCGTGTCATGACGCTGGTTCCTGACTGGCGGAAGGCCTGGCGCTGGTTCAGCGTTCAGGCCCTCGCGGCAATCGTCATGCTGCCCGTGGTATGGGCAACTCTGCCTGCCGACGCCAAGGCTTGGTTGCCGGACGGATGGGAGCCGTGGGTACTAATGGCGCTGGCCGTTGCCGGCATCGTCGGCCGCCTTGTGGACCAGAACAAGGCTCCGCCCGCGTGATCGGCCTGGGGGTCGCGGCCTCGTTCATTTCCAAGATCCTGACCGGCGGAGTGCTGGACAAGATCCTCGAGGCCTACAAGCTCCGGCAGGAGGGGAAGATATCCCAGGCGGAGTTCGACAGCCGCGTGCAGATCGCCACCCAGGAGAACGCCACCAAGATCGAGCAGGCGTGGGCGGAGACGGCGAAGTCGGCGATCGCGGCAACGCAGACTACCCTCGCCGCCTCGCCCATCCTGCAGCGCGCCTGGGCCGCCGTGCTCTTCCTCCAGGCCTTCGTCCTTGTGTGGTATCAGCTCGGGGCCCCTGCCTTCGCCGTCATCACCGGGCAACCGTGGCCGTCGCCGGGCGTCAGCCTCGAGTGGGCATACCTGCTGGTGATGGCCATGATCGGGGCCGGGCCGCTGGTTCTGCGGCGCTGAAGCGGCGGCGAAATATCACTTGGCGCAAAAAATGGAAACTATTCAACCTCTCTTGACGTTACGCCAAAGAATTGTCTGAATGCTTCCTGATTACGGAGGCGACACATGTGGATGAAGGTAGCGATCATGGGCCTTGGAATTCTGCTCAATTCGCTCGGCGCGATAGCGGGTACATGGTGGTATCTGTCGATCGCTATGTCGGGATTCAATACGAGTCAAAATACCCTTTCAGATCAAATGCAATCCTTGCAGGGCTCGCTGGACAGCGTCAGGCAAGTCACAGATGCGCAGTTGACTGAGGCTCGCGGTGATCTCGCCCTCCAGATCGAAAGGCTGGCAGCCTCCATAAATGGTCTCTCCAACAGGATTGGGGACAAACTTGATGAGAACTCGAAACAGGTTGCAGCTCTCAATGCAACTCTGACCGCGGTTGACAGGAGGCTAACGGAGTCGATTGATCGTCAGCAGTCGTTCGAGAAGCTGGTGCTTCAACGAATTGTTCTTCAGGGGCCTGTTCTGAAATCGGGCGAAAAAGAGCGGCTGGCAACCGAAGAGTGGGTTAAGACCGGTTACAGTGGTGAGTTTGTCACAAGCCCTTACTCAGAGGCCGAAACGCTGATGCAATGGGAACGCCTAAACACTCAGCAGAAATAGCCGTGGAACCTCGTTCATGGTGCGGGAGCCTCGATGCGTTCAGCTTCGCCCATGCTGCTGAATGTCCTGACAGTGAAGACAAGTCCGTGCGCCTTCTGCCACTCGTCGCATGCCTGTCTTATCCGGGCGGCCAAATCGGCCTCTTGCTCTGGTGTGGCCTCAAAAATTGGCCCATCATCAAATTCAGAGCATACGCGGTCACTGTCGTATATTTCATCGGCGGCGTGGGCCAAAACATCATCCGCGTTTACCCAATCGGCCAAGCGTATGGGCGGGTTCTTTGCGCTCACCACATAAAAAGCCGAACCCTCAAACTCGTCCATCCCTTCCGCAATGGCGTCTTCGCGGGTGGCAAAACCGCCTTGCCAATGTTCCGCGTCAAAACTTTCGGCGTAATACCAAAGTAAATCACTCATGATGCATCCTCTCTGGTGCGGTGGGGCAAAACCGGAAAAAAGCCTTATGAAACAGTGGCTCGCTTCAGTGCGGTGGGGCAGCGCAAGCCGTTGAATACATTGGGCTATCGCGGTCCTGGTGGGCCCACCATCCCGCTTTTTCAGCCTTGATTTCATTCAGTTTTTTCCACGGTGGGGCACTTCTCTGCTGATCGGTGGGGCAGTGTTGTTCTCGATCAGTTTCATCGCCGCGTCGGAA